CTATTACGCAATTGAATAAATTAGTTGATCAATTGGATAGTAAAGTAACTGAAGTAACAAAAGAATCTGTAAAACTTCCGGAGAAATGTAAATGTGATGATCCACAAATAAAACGTATTAAACAACAATTAACAGAAGTTCAAGATTTAATAACTAAAGTACAAACAGAAGTTCCAAAAATACAAAAAATAATTAATAATACGAAAACTTTAGTTAGTACGGCAAATTCTATAAAAACAGCTATTACGGCTACACAATTATCATTACCAACAGCTGGCGTATTTGTTGCTATGTTATTAAAAGATGTACAAGATGCAACTATTAAAAATGCAATGACTTCTTTAGATCGTTTATCAAAATTTCCGCCAACATTAACATCGAAATTAAGTAAATTTGTTCCGCCAATACAAGATACATTGAGTAAACTTGCATCTACTTGCGGTGATGGAGATCTTCCAAATATTTCAATTCCAACATCAACATCTGGATCCGATTCAGCTGCTCGTCAATCTAATGAAGATTATAATGATCTATTAGATACTGAATTTTATACAGAAATTAATGTATCAGATGATGATTTAACAAAAAGGTCAGATGATATTAAACAATTATTAGATTATCAACAAAGTTTAACCACTATTATAGAAGCTCCGAGCTCGGTATTTCAACAGCAAGGTCCGCCCGATAATGATTTAGGTAAAACGGGAGATTATTACATAGACGTTCAAAATTTATTAATATATGGACCTAAGTTATCAGATACAGAATGGCCTAGAATGGGCGTAAATTACTAATCATTATATTTATATATAAAAGTATTAATATGGATACTAAAACATTAATAAAAGCACTTAAATCAGCTGTGCGCGAAGTTATAAAAGAAGAATTAACTGAAATTCTTCGAGATGGGTTACAATCTACAATTAATGAAATGAAATCTACATCTCATATTGGAAAACAACGTAGTGTTTCTAAACCAATACCAGAACCATCAGTTAAAAATAAAGTACAATTCAAATCAACAGGATTTGCTGATATTTTAAATGAAACGCCTTCACTTAAAGAAGCGTCTCCGTCTGTTTCTAGTTTTGCAGATTTAATGAATGAAAATTATAAAGACTTAAGTTTTTCATCAACGGACGCACAAGGATTTGGAATGTTGCGACAAAATCAAATGCCAAAACAAAACTCCGCACCTACAGTAATGCATGATCCAGAAACCGGAAAAACTTTTGATGTTGATCCAGTTGTTGCAAAAGCATTAACAAGAGATTATTCAGGATTGATGAAAGCAATTGATAAGAAAAAAGGTAAATAATGGCATATCGTGTAATTGAACCTGTAGCAGATCCGGCTAGAATAATTCCATTAGGAGTTGCATTGCGTTCTTGCAATACACCAATTTACACGACAACCGATCAAGCTTTTGAAAATTTAAAAACATTGTTATTAACTCGTAAAGGAGAACGAATATTACAACCAACATTTGGAACATACTTATTAGATATATTATTTGAACCAAATGTTTCTCGTATAAAAGAACGAATTAACGACATCATTACTGAACCTATTACACAATGGTTACCTTATATTGATATAAATGATATTAGTATTATTACTGCTGATGATAATCCTGATTTAACTTATAATATAGAAATAACAATTAGTTTTTCAGTATCAGGTTATGATGGAAGAACAATAACATTTAGAATGGATGATAACGGAGTATTAGAAATAGTTTAACATGGAAATTAAAAAAGACATTTCATATCTAGGTAAAGATTTTGGCCAACTTAGAAAAAACTTAATTGAATTTTCTAAACAATACTTTCCTAATACATATAATGATTTTAACGAATCATCTCCGGGTATGCTTTTCATGGAAATTGCTGCATATGTTGGAGACGTATTATCATATTACGCAGATAATAATTTAAGAGAATCATTTTTAGAACAAGCATCTGAACGTGCAAATATATATGATTTAGCTAAAGCTTTAGGATATCGTCCAAAAAACATCGTTCCGGCATATGTCACATTAGATGTATATCAATTAGTTCCATCAATTGGAACAGGTGCAAATATACAACCTGACTTTAATTATGCATTGTCAATTAAACCTGGATTTCGTGTAAGACAATCAAATGGCAGCGCTGTTTTTAGAACATTAGATTCTATAGATTTTTCATATTCTTCTTCAATTGATCCAACGGAAGTTACTATATATGAAACTGATAATGCAACTAAACTCCCAACTTATTATCTTTTAAAAAAACAAATACAAGCAGTATCTGGTGAAGTAAAAACACAAACATTTTCTTTTGGAACTCCAATTGCATATGATAAAATTGTATTACTAGAAACAAACATTATTGAAATTATTTCTGTAACAGAAGCCGATGGTGATAATTGGTATGAAGTTCCATATTTAGCACAAGATACAATATTTGAATCAGTGCCGAATTTATTAGAAAATGATCCAGATTTTTATCAATATCGTTCATCATCGCCTAGTTTACTCAAATTAAGAAAAACTGCTAAAAGATTTATTACGAGATTGAGAAGTGATAATAAATTAGAATTACAATTTGGCGCAGGTATTTCAGATAATAACGATGAAGAAATTATTCCAAATCCTAGTAACGTAGGAAATGGATTAAGTGGTGTACGAAGATTAGTAGATGTTGATATTGATCCTTCAAATTTCTTATATACTAGAACATATGGTCAAGCGCCGGCTAATACTACATTAACCGTAACATATACAGTAGGAAACGGCATTTCAGATAATGTTGGTATCAATGTATTAACTAAAATAGATAATATACAATATGATGATGATATCAATTCCGTTAATAATATATCTTTAGTAAATTTCATTAAAACTACAGTAGCAGTTAATAATGCAACACCGGCTGCTGGAGCTAAAACAGCTGATACTTTGCAGGATATTAAAAATAATGCATTGGGTAATTTTGCTACTCAAAATCGTTTAGTAACACGCGATGATTATATTATACGAGCATATTCAATGCCTCAAAAATTTGGTAGTATTGCAAAAGCATATATTGTTCCAGATGACCAAATTGCACAAGCAGATTTTCAAGCAACTAGAATTGCTAATCCATTAGCAATGAATTTATATGTTTTAGGATTCAATGAATCTAAACAATTAGTTGCATTGAATGATGCTATAAAAGAAAATTTAAAAACATATCTAGGTTATTATAGAATTCTAACTGATGCTATTAATATTAAAGATGCATTTATTATTAATATTGGTATCGATTTTGAAATTTCAGTATTGCCAAATTATAATAGTAATGAAGTTTTATTAAAATGTATTAATTCATTGCGAGAATTGTTCGATGTAGATAAATGGCAAATAAACCAACCAGTTATTAAATCGGATATTACTACTACATTAGCTAATATAAAAGGAGTTCAAAGCGTAGTTGGAGTAAAATTTAAAAATTTATATGATACTGATTTTAATTATTCTGGTAATGTATATGATTTAGATTCAGCAACGCGCAATGGCGTAATTTATCCATCATTAGATCCTAGTATATTCGAAGTTAAATTTCCAAATCAAGATATTCGCGGTAGAGTGGTAAGTTATTAAGTTTTGAATATTTATACTAAAAGTATATTATGTTTAGAATATTTTATCCCGAATCTGATGCTACTGTATATGAAGGTATACAAACTACTAATACTGGTTTAGATGAACTTTTAGAAATTGGCAAACGTTTAGGAAGAGATGGCGCTACATTACTCAAATCTAGAGCTTTAATCAAATTCGATACATCAGAAATTGTTAATACAGTTTCTAAATATGGTGTAAATATAAATTCATGTAAATTCATATTGCAACTTTATACTAGTTATGCAAAAAATTTGCCGGCGCAATATACTTTAGAATCTAAATTAGTAGCACAACCATGGACGAATGGTACAGGATATTTAAACTCAAATCCAATCATATCTAACGGTATTACATGGGCAACACCATATGCATCATGGTCATTAGATTCTCAATCAGGCTCTTCATGGATTTCTAGTTCACAACAAATTGAATTAGGATCATCGGGTATATTTGTATCTGGCTCTGGAGCAGGAGGTAGTTGGTTATATAGTACAGGTAGCACTTCATTTTCTAGTTCATATGATTATTCATATCAAACTACAGATTTAACATTAGACGTATCTGATTCAATACTAAAATGGATAAGTGGAAGTAATAGTCAATCAATTGATAATAACGGATTTATAATTAAATTGTCAGATGCAGATGAAGCAGATGGTACTGTAACTGGTTATATCAATTATTTTAGTAGAGAAACTCATACCATATATGTTCCTAAATTAACTATGTATTGGGATAATTCAGAATATTCATCTTCATTATCTGCAGCTAGCTTAGAATCATATACTGTATATACAAATTTAAAACCAGAATATAAAGACACGGAAATTGTAAAATTAAGAATTTATACTAGAGATAAATATCCACAAAAATCTCCGACAAATTTATTTCCAACACAAACCGTTAAACGATTGCCACAAACAACA